CTCGGCATGATAAATGAAAAACCACCGGTAGATGACAAAGATAAATTCGCCAGAGAAAAAATGATTGAGTATGCGATTGATTGTATAGGTGTGACAGAGAAAGTTGTTAAAGATATTGTTAAAGATGACAAACTAATTTGTGAGTATCACGTTAGAAAAAAAGAAATGACAATGATAAAAGATATTTTAGGTAAGGTAGATTATCTTACAGAAAAATTATTTATAGAATTAAAAACAAAGCCACCCAATATTAGAAAGGTTAAGAACAAGGAAGAGTGGACAATGAGTAGTCAAGCATTGCCAACTGAACCTACAACAGATAACCTTACACAGACTTCGTTCTACTATATGTGTACCAAGAAGATACCTTATTTAGTTTATACTAATGATAAGGAACACATTGTCTTTGATAGTACACATGAGTTGATGAAGAAAGACCATCTGGAATTTCTTTACTATAAAATGGTTGAGAAGATTTTACTTTGGGAACGTATGATTATGTTCTGCAAAGGAAGTCTGTCCGAACTTGCACAAATGTGTGAGCCACCGGATATGTATCATCCTTTTTATTATAAGGATCTAGCACCAGAACAAGAAAAACTCATAACTAATTTATGGGGAATTAAACAACAACAATAACGAAAGGAGAACTATGTCTTGGTTAGTATACAAAGGAAAAGTGATCGGAACTTATACTTTTATTTACGCACAAAAAGTATGGGGACTATTACCATTTTAATTAATAAAAAAACAAAAGGAAACAATGAAAAGAAATATATATCAAAAACTACATGATGCTTGTTTGAGTGCAAAAAGTGTCAAGAAAGGTGCAAAGGCAAATGGGATGCATTTCAATCCCCTTTTGCACGACAACGTTCAAGCAGTTGCAACACAAGCCTTGTTAGACAATGGTTTGTATGCGACTTGTAATTATCTGACAGAGATTGTACCAAACATAAAACAAGTAATGGTCGTATGTACCATGCGAGTTTATGATGTTGATGATCCAACACAACATATACTTGTTGATGGGTGTTCAGCATTTGGTAATCTTGATAAATTTGGAACTGGTAATGCCATGTCATACTCACGAAAGTATGCGTTCTTAAATTTGTTAAATCTTAAAACAGGTATCAAAGATGAGGATGGTTATGAACCATTACCATTTGAAGATTCCACAGAGCAATCTGTTGAAGAACCTACATACATGGATGAAACCATAGATGTAGAAGATATAAAACATGAACTTAAAAGTGCAAAGACTTTAGAAACTTTTAAAGTTGCTAAAGAAAAGCACAGAGCAAATGTTGAGTATCTATTAAGAAACAACTTACGAGCATACAGGCAAGTCACAGACATTGCTGAAACTCGTGAGACACAACTAAACAATGGTCAGTAAAAGCTGACGATAACAAAGGAGTAAACATGAGTGAAGATGTAGTATGGTGTAATTTGGTTAGAAACCAAAATAAAAACGCAGAGAACCAACCAGATTGGGTAGCACCACCAAACCTAAAAGCACCAGAGGGTAAGAAGTGGACTATTGGTGTTAAGATAGGAGACGTTTGGCACAATCAAGCTGGATGGAATGAGTTAGATGAACAAGGTAATATTACCGGTATCACAATTAAAATGACACCACCTAGTTCTGGTGATGATAAACCAACAGCACCACAAAATAAAGGGTTTCAAAGCAAACCTAGTTATGGTAATAAACAATCATACAAGTTTTAATTAATTTGTATTTAGTCTTGGGGGAGTTTTTCTTTCTAGTTCCCTTTCGGTAGTTTTCTTCCCCGAGACCCTCAACTTATATGGATAAGAAAATAACAGACATAGACCAAGAGATAGAGAAAAAGATCATTGATGATCGCCAAAAAGATTATGGTAATTATCAAGAGAACTTTATTATGTTAGCCGAAATGTTTACGATTGTCTTGGCAGACAGTTTAAAAAAAAGAATTAAGCCACATCAAGTAGGTCAATTAATGATGGCACTCAAGCTATATAGATCAACACGAAATTTTAAAGCCGATAATTATACAGATTTAAGTATATATAACAAGATGACTAAAGAGATACACAAAAAAGAGGTTGCCAAAAAGGATAAAATATGACAAAGTTTAAAAGAATTATTAATGGTGAATGTAATTTTATAATTACAGAACTATTTGATGATGTAAAGAAGGCTGCAGATGTGTCCAATAATGGAGAACCTGTAGAATGTAAGATTGATAATTTGAGGATTGATTTTACAAGAGTAACAAAGGAGAAAGATGGAAGAGTTGAAAACTCGTCTGCAGAGGTACAGGGATCTTCAAGAGAAGAAACACTACAAGTACCTACAAGCAAAGCAGAAGGTCAATAAGTATCAAAAAGATTCTTATAGATTGCTTTGGAAGATAGAGCAGACAAAAGAACGATTAATGACATCTATTTAGTCATTAGTTAATTATTAAAAAAAACTGAAGGAAAACGTAGGGGATCTATGACTAAAAATAAAGTGTTTACAGAAATTAAACTTGCTATGAGAGCAGGACATTATCGTGATTTAACTTTTAAAGAAAAAAAAATATACAAGAACGCATTTAAGAATGGCTACAAGTTAGCCAAGATACATTGTAAAAAAAGAAGTCCAGAGTTTTATAAGCCAAGAAGAATTGTTAGCTATTCATTTGCCAAACCTAGTACAAGAATTATTGACAGTATTATTAATAGAGTTTGTATTCGTTACGAAGTACATAAAAAAAGTTTAATGGCTAAAGTTAGAACACAAGATATAGTTAGAGCAAGAAACATTATTCACAACATATTGTATGAAAAATATAACATGAACCTTACAGATATTGGTAGATATTTTGGACAAGATCATACCACAGTTTTACATTCAATAGAAATGAAAAAAGATAAGCGAAGATTTTGGGATGCTGGTCAAAGCATCTGGCAAGAATTTACAGAATTAAAAGAAACTATTTTTTAGCAGTTTTAGCAGCTCTCTTAAATTGTTTGGCAGTTGGTCTACCTTTCTGTCCTGCTTTACGCATTTTCTCACCACTACCTGCTTTAATTCTTTTTCGTTTTGCATGAATGTTTGCGTATAATCCACGTTTTGCCATTATCTCTTACCTTTCTTTTTTGATTTAGATTTCATTATTTTTTTCTTTAAAGCTGAAGGCAAAGTTTTTTGCTTTGCTGTTAGTTTGCTTTTACCTTTTGATTTACCATACATAATTATTTTCCTTTTGTTGTTTTAGTTTTAGCACACAATAGTTGTCAAAACAACTACCATCTTTACCATCATGGCAAAAATATTGTTTATTAGCTGTAATAATCCAGCCACCTTCATCACTCATAAGCTGTCTATTACAAGTCTCGCAATAGCCACAGATTAAAGATTGATGTTTGGGTCTTACCCATGTTTTTTTTCTTATCGGCATTTCCATCTACGTCTTGCTTGTCTTAACCTAGAGTTAGGATTTCTTGCAGCTTTAGGAAATTTTTTCATCTGTCCGGCAGACCTTGCACAGTAGCTCTTTCTACGTTTAGCATCTTTAGAACCTTTCTTTACTTTACCTGTTACTGCTGATTTTAATTTTGATCCGGGATTGTCTCTTCTATATTTTTTAATACCAGCACTTGTCATACCTGCACCGGACTTTGTGGACCTGTAATATTTTTTAGTTCTTGGTGGTTGTTTATCTGCCATTATTCTAATATTAATTTTTTAATTGATCTTTCACCCATATAAATTTCTATCTCTGCTTTACTACGAATACATTTATATTCTATATGATTTTTTGATTCACGCATAGCAATCCTTTTACCTTTCAAACAATCTGACATACTAGGCTGTATTCTATGCTCTTTAATCTCATGGTTTACTATCATCAATAATGCTACTACTGTTTCAACCATGTCCATTTCCATTTGCTCTAACTTTATCTTTTAAACTTTCAATATCTTTTAGTGCTTTCTCTAATTGTTTAGTTACAAATTCTATATTAACTTTGTTGTGCATCATATCTTCTATTCTCTTTTCAATCTTCTCTACTGTTTTATATAAGTCTTCCAACAACATAAACTGTTCTTGATCGGTTGGTAATTGTTCAGATTTTTTAAGTAGATCAGCTTGGAATAATTCTCTTGATGTCTCTAATGATGTAAGTCTGGCAGTAACTTCTGTGTAACCTATTACCCCAGAAACTATTATCGCTACAATACCAATCATATTTTTAATTGGCATAGTTACGTTTGTCTTTTCGCTTACTTTCATTTTCTTCCTTTCATGTAGTGATCTGAAGGTTCATAATCCCATCTTTTGCCATGATGACCTCTTATGTCAGCATACCACATTCTTAATCTTACTATCCATTTACGTACAGGTCTAGGCATTTTTCTTCT